CAGGGGTTGAGTGAGAAATCAAATGGGTTGATAAGTGATGTGGCATATTCCAAGCCACAGCGCTCGTCATCACGCATTGATCTCGTGCGTCCGTTCGCCAACTTGTTTCGTCGACTTGGTCGACGATTGTTGCGGGGTGCTTCACCACCGAGTGACATCAAATGTTGTTTCCAACGTCTCTCTTTTTCTTGTTTCGGCAGGCCCCTCACTGAGGGTCTTTGGAAGAATTTTGCTTTGGTAATGTTCGACATAATTTCAGGTACACCAGTATGCGCTGGGACTGTTCAACTCCTTAACGGAATTGCACCGTCACCCGTGCAGTCTCTTGGCTTTCCGGCCTCCGTTGTAGGGAGGCCTTAGCTTGGACACTTTTACTGGAACACACTGAATATGCTTCGACAAACCAATTTGGGTGATTAATAAGGAGTCACCTTAATGACCTTGCCCATGACAAAACGCATGTCGTTTGGGACTTTCTTGGTCAAGCAAAAATTCTTCGGACTACCGCCAGGCGCAAATGTCTTTGCCTGGTCGAAGTCCTTCTTTGAGGGATAAGAGAACTTGTTCTCTATCTCATCATCTGCCAAAATCGGACCAAATGGGGACAGGTGGGTCGCAGTCGGAATTTTCACCGGGAGGATAATATCCTCTTGTGGTGAATCCAACGACTCCACCGGAACCCGTTGTTCCTGCCCTTCAGAGCTGGATAAGATTACTTCATATGTGCCATCATACAGTCGCATATTATTGGATCGGCCGTGCTTGTGGAGCATATGGCTTCTTCCCTTTACACCTGTGAGTGTTTTACCCTCATTGCGGTATTTACGCTCACAGTACCGCTGGAGTCTCTTCTGTCCATCCGTGACCCGAAAGTCACAAGGGATAGAACAACTGAGACCCCCGGCTGTATAGGGGAGGCCAAGATTCAGTCTACCACGTAATGTGGCAGTCTGGATCTGCTCTTTGTTGTAGTGGATGAAGCGGCGCCATGCGCGCCCCTTGTCAGCTGCACCCACAAGCACTTCGGACCATAGTTCACCAATAGGGAGACTCTTTGTACACTCACGACCGGTTCTACGATTCATATTTGTGAGACAACCCAGGTTAAAGAAATGTACCTGCGTTAAGTCACACATGTTCCACAGTTCACTATTGATAGTGAAATACGTGGGATGAATGTAGTTCTTACCGATTGACAGTTTAAGACCCACTTCGTGGATTTTCTTCTGCCAAATTGCGTAGTGTTCATCATTGGATCGAAATCCAATGTCGTCTCCATTAATCAGAACTGGAAGGTCCTGGAGTTTATATTCCTTTTGGAAGTATTCCTCCATGGAGCTCCAATAAGCGGCTAGATTGATGACACACAA